ATGAGCATTTACAGAATGACTTTGCGGTTTAATTTGGAGGCTGATGAAGAACGAAGTGCCGCCGAGTTTCTGCGAGAGCTTGATTGTGAGAAATTCAAATCTCGCAATCAATTTGTCATAGACTTGATTTCGGCGTATATGGCAAAGACAGCACAGGAGCAAAGTGAGGATGCCTTCGTGGAGAAAATCCGGCAGATGTTGCGGGAAGAAATAGCGGATATTTCTGTTGTTTCCCCTGAGCAGAAGAAAACCACCGCCGCTGTTACAGAACTGACTGAGGAACAAAAAGCAGAAAATGCCGCAAGTGTCCTTGCCGATTTAGAATTGTTCGGGTGATGTCAAACACCCGATTTTTTAATGTCAAAACGCATTTTACAGAAAATATGGCATCACTTTTGATGTCAGTAATATTTGCAGATTTTGCAAAGAAATCACGCTGTTTTGTGAGATAAAAGCACGCAGTACAAAGCGTACCGGGAACAACTGATATTGCTGAGACTGGTATGTCTCATACTGTAACAAGCAGGGACTTTGTGTGCCAAAGTCCCAATCAAAAGCCGCAGATTTTCTTGCGGCTTTGCTCTTTGGGGGCTTACCGCCCCCAATCCCCCGAAAAAATGAATGAAAGAAGGAATAATGTATATGAAAGATATACGAATTGCCGTGCGTGTCACGGCAAAAGAAAAAGATAAAATACAGTCAAAAGCCCGAAAGAGCGGGCTAAGCACAACTGAATATGTAAAGCAAAGAGCGTTAGGGTATGAGCCGAGAGGTATTCCGCCCGACGCTCTTTTTGCTTGTCTGGAAAAGCTCGGTGAGCTTGCCGACAAAGCGAGTTCACCGGAACTGGATATAGAAATCCGAACTGTACTGAAAGAAATTACGGCGGCATTTTTGTTGCCGGGAAAGGGGTGATGAATTTGGCTGTAACAGGCTTTTGGCCTATATACAAAAACCTAAGAGCAACGCTTGACTATGCCGACAATCCCGACAAGACCACTGCCCCGGAATATCTCGACGAGGATTTGTATGCTGCCTTACGCTATGCAGAGAACGATGATAAAACCGACCGCAAAATGTTCACGGGAGGTATCAATTGCTCGGCGCAGAATGCCTACGCCGAGATGATCGCCGTGCAGCGGCGGTTCGGACTTCGTGGCAAGGTGGTCGGTTACCACGGAATACAAAGTTTCCGTGAAGGCGAGGTCACACCAGAGCAGGCGTTTGAAATCGGGAAAGCCACCGCCCGAAAGATGTGGGGTGACAAATATCAGGTGCTTGTCACCGTGCATTTGAACACAGACAATGTGCATTGCCATTTCGTTGTAAACCCCGTGTCATTTAAGGATGGAACAAAGTTTCAAAACAAAATCGGTGACCACAAGGAGCTTCGCCGTGTGTCGGATGAGATATGCCGGGAACACGGTCTGTCCGTTCTTGAAAACAGTAGCTTTTACGGTGGTAATAAAAAGGATTATTGGCGGCACAAGTCCGGCAAAAAAACACATCGGGACTATCTTCGTGAGGATGTGGAATATTGCCTGTCTTTTGCTACCTCTCCGAGAGAGTTTGAGAATCAGCTTTATGCACTCGGTTATACCCTCGATCCTGTGCGGTTTTCCGTGAAAGCGAAACACTGGGAGCGTTCAGTTAGGCTTGCAAATATCGGTTTTACAAAGGAAATCGTGCAGGCGCAGTTGGATAAAAACGCCGAGAGCAGATATCACCTATTCACTTTGGAGTACCGACCACCATACAGACCGAAAAAGTTCCCACTGGAGGATGAACTGCGAAAGATTGAGTTTTCCATTGACCACAGCTATGATGCGGCAACTGTTTTAGTAGATACACTCATTTATATCGTTATAACGGTTATCCAAATTGCCGCCGAGCTTGCCGATGTAATGCTGCTGTCGCCTGATCTTCGGGCGACGGAAAAGGATTTGAAAGAACTTGTAGCAGATTATCATTTTCTCAAAGAAAATGACATTCACACAGTAGCCGATTTGCAAGCGAACATCGACGAGAGCAAAGCGCAGTTATCCGATTTGGAATGTGAGCGCAAAGATTTAAGCAATCGTATCCGCCGTCCGAAATCGCCGGAGGATGAGAACAAGAATAAAGAGCGCCGCAAAGCGATTAGCAAACAAATGAAGCCTGTTCGTGAACGGCTTCGCCGTGCGGAGAAAATTTTGGAGAGTTCTCCGCATTTATATGCGTTATTAAAACAAGAGCACGAGCTTGAGAGAAAAGCCCGTGCGAGATATTTAGATAGGAGTAGATGAAAATGAAAAATACAATGAGAAAACCGGTAACTATTCCGGTTTCAAAGCTTCGCCCGTTTGAGGGGCATCCGTTTAAAGTAAAGGACGATGAGGAAATGAATACCTTGATTGAAAGTGTACAGACGCAAGGAATTCTTTCACCCTTGATTGTCCGACCGATTGAAAACACAGATGCATACGAGGTGATAAGCGGACACCGCCGCTTACACGCCGCACAGAAGGCAGGGATTACAGAAGTCCCTGCCTTAATTTATGCCCTTGACCGTGACTCAGCCGCTATAGCTTTAGTGGACAGCAACCTGCACAGAGAGCATATTCTGCCCTCAGAAAAGGCATTTGCTTACAAGTTGAAACTTGATGCAATGCGCCGACAGGGATTTCGTTCAGACCTAACTTCCGCCCAAGTCGGTCGGAAGTTAGAAACAGCGGATATAATCGCACATCAGTCAGATGACAGCAAAACTCAGGTGCGCCGCTATATTCGCCTAACAAACCTTATTCCCGAACTTCTTGAATTTATGGATGAAGGTAAAATGGCACTGTCCGTTGGTGTGGAGCTTTCCTTCCTTGATGAGCAGCGCCAGTACGATGTTTTGGAACAATGTGAAATCAACGACTGCACGCCATCCTATTCTCAGGCTTGGCGTATGCACAAGGCAGACCGTGAGGGATTGCTTACCAAAGCTGTTATTCAGGATATTATGTGCGAGGAAAAAGCTAACCAACGTGAGATGTTTAAAGTCCCAATGGAACGCATACGCCAATATGTTCCTAACGCCAATGTAAAGCAGGCTGAAGATTTTGTTTTGAAGGCTTGCGAACATTACCGTAAGTATCTTCGCAACCGTGACCGAGATTCGAGATAGGAGGTGCGCTTATGGATTTTAAAATGAATGCCGTTATTCACCGTGGCAACAACTACAATAACGCCCTCTGTTCTTTTCAGCACAAGCGAATGGAATTTCTGGAACAGGAAATTCGAGCGCTTGACAGCGAAACGCTGTGGTTACTCTTACGCCAGATTTGCAAAAACGGTCGCACATTGGAAAGCGTCACCGGGCTGGCTGTATAATGAAAAAGCAGGAGGACTGATATTATGACAAAGAAACAAAAATACAATACTGAGGATAACCGGTGCGTAGCCATCTACGCCCGAAAATCCCGCATCACCAACAAAGGCGACAGTATCGGCGTGCAGTTCAAGCAATGTGAAGAATACGCCAAACGGGAATTGAACCTTGATGAAGATTACACTTTTCTTGAATACGAGGACAAGGGACTTTCCGGCTACTATTCCGACCGTCCTGATTTTCAGCGTATGCTTCACGATATTGAAATGGGCAAGATCCGTGCCGTCGTCTGCTATAAATTAGACCGTATCGGCAGAAAGACAAGCGACCTGCTGCGCTTGCTTGACTTCCTTGAAAAGCACAAAGTAGACCTACTGATATGCTCCAACAATATCAACACGGCATCCGGCGTATCAAAAATATTTATTCAGATATTCGCCGTCGTTGCTGAATTTGAGCGTGATACCTTAACAGAGCGTATCACAGACAATATGATGGAACTTGCCAAAGACGGGCGCTGGCTGGGCGGCAATACACCCACAGGATTTACCGTTCGGCGAGTGAAAACCGGCAGCGGCAAAAACAAATCGGCTTACAGTTATTTGGAGAGCATTCCAGAGGAAAAAGCAATGATACAAAAGCTCTATGAGATATTCACCGCCACTCGCTCTATCAAGAAAACAGCAGACAAGATGAATGAATTGGGATATCGAACAAAAGTCGGAAGTAAGTTCAACACTTCCACAACGAGACTCCTTTTGAAAAATCCCGTTTACTGCACCGCCGACGAAAGCGCATACAATTATTTTTTGGAGCATAACGGCGGTTTATGCGGGGATATTTCCGATTTTGACGGTCAACACGGCATTTCTGCTTATAATAAAACCGATCAGGAGAAATTTGAGGATGTCGACAGCACTTTTATTTCACCGAAATTTGTGCAGTTGATGTCACAAAAGCCTCTTTCCGAATGGATTATCTCAGTCGGCAGACATGAGGGCTTTATTTCAAGCCGGCAATGGATCGACACGCAGAATATGCTGGACGATATTGCAGAGAAATACAACCGTCCGCACCGAAAGACCAACGCCTTGCTTGCAGGACTGGTCTATTGTCCGCATTGCGGGAAACGCCTGCGGGTTATCTCCGAATCCAACCGCTGGACAAACGGCAAGCCGAGATTCAAGTATGTTTGTCCCGGCTATCGTGCAGGCGAATGTACCTTTCGTGCGGTGGACGGTGTTTTGCTTGATGAATTTGTGGTGAAACAGTTATCCCAACTTGCCGATGAGGACAGTGAATACTTCGAAAAGCTTCTCAATCAAAAAGCATCCGATATTTTCAGCTCGTCGCAGAATGAAAAAGAACTGTCCGACCTCAGAAAGAAGAAGGCACAGCTTGAAACGGCAATAGCCAATCAGGTGAAAAATCTTCGGGAAGCGGATGACAGCCTGAAACGTTTTATACAGGAGGATGTGAAGGCGCTGACCGATGAACTTTCCGAAACAGAAACTCTCCTGCAGAAACTGGAGGATAGCAGACAAAGTCAGATGTATGCTATCCGTGATATTGAGGAAATCAAGGAACGACTGCTCTCCTTCGGGAAGTATGCTGAAAATGCCGCACCCGATGTAATAGTAACGCTGATACAAACCTTTGTGGAGCGTATTTATATTACCGATGAAAACGATGAGCGTCACTGCCACATCTTCATCAAAGGTTGCTCGAAAGAAGATTATGATGACTTCTTCCGGGCAACCGGTTACATAGAAAACACACAGGAAACCGGAGCTGTCACATCCGTTTTACCTGTGTGTGATTCAGATGAGTGTTGCAAAAGCGTGAAGATGCAGAGCGCTTAGGCTATGGAAGTGCAACTAACTGGCAGAATCTTATCCGAGGAAACATAGATAGTATTGCAATCAATCATAGGATTCCAATCGATAGTCTATCATGGTATATGTTCTATAACTCAGACGTAATAGACAACGCGGTCATTTTTATCGATGAATTCGACGCAACCAAAGATACGCTTCTGAAAAATATAATTCAGAATGGATTGCGAGATAAGATAGACTATGTCGATCTTTTTAGCGCAATTTATTCGTCCCTTCAGACGGCGTCTTTCCCCGCAGCTCTTACGACACCTTCTCAAAAGCGCAAAGAAAGCGAATATGCCGATCAGAGTCTTCAGAGCGTTATTGACGGAATTCGAGATAAAGCCAAAACAATATATGACAATTTTTCTCTTCAGTTTAGCCATAGAACAGCTGAAAGCGGAGAGGGATCTCGCAATTTCCTTTTCCAAGATCATCAGTTCCATTCTGTTCTCGATGGGAATAAATCATATATTACATCGCAGAAAGATACCAAGCAAAGGATAAACGCCATTTGCTTTACTCAGGAAAAACCTGAGAATGAGGTCAACAACATACAGGTTCTTCTTGGAAAGCTTCGCGGTTTTATCTCTTGGTTCCAAGGTGGCATAAACATTCTTGCAATCAATTATTTGCAAAGAAAACTTGAAACTCGCAAAGACGGTGATGACGAATTCAATTTTGAGTCTGCCGTCAGATCTGTCCTGTCACTGTTCAGACTGAACAATGATTATATCGATTATCTGACACCGCAGATACTTATCTCCTCTCATAAATCCAAAGGAGACATTGAACCCGCCGATTTTGACCGCTCATTTTATGAAAACGGTTTCCGCTACTACGCTTTCGAGGATGATACTATCCATGATATGCAATCGCGTATTATGATGTGTTCGTTCCAAAATACTCCGGAAAAGGTTCTTCTTAGATTCTGTGAAAAGGCAAAAGTTGTTGGCATATCAGCAACAGCAACAATCGAGACCGTTGTCGGGAACTATGATCTTGAATATCTTCAGGAAAAGATGCAGTCGGCTTATCAGAAGATGAGCAAGCCCGATTATGATAGACTGCGCGTGGATTTTGAAAAATCACAATCCGGCTACGGTGACATATCAATTCACACCGAACTTTTGGGCGAATATGACTATGCATCGTACAGCGTTTCGTCATGGGATGCTGTATTTGATGACCGCGATTTGTCTCAGCATGTGTATGATATGCTTCAAACAGAACAGGCGCGTTCAAATGATAATAATAACTACAATAAAGAACGCTATCTGCGCATTGCTTTGGCATATAAGCGCTTCGTGTGCACACCAGACATTAAATCATTTCTGTGTGTTCTGACAAAGCACCCCAAACCGGGCGATTATACGTTGAATCTTACAACTTTACATGAAATATTCAAGTTCATCGCTGCCAAATATGCTCCGGGGTTTGACTCGCGTCGCTCAGTGGCTCTTTTGGACGGCGACGAATTCGAAAACAAAAAGAATGATGTGACCAGTAGGCTGGAACGCGGAGAGAAACTGTTTGTTATCTCTGTATATCAAACTATTGGTGCCGGTCAGAATTTGCAATATAAGGCGCCGGTTGCTATCAAAAGCTCTCTCGTTAAGGTAAATGAGCGGAGTAATGACGAAAAAGATTACGATGCTATTTATCTCGACAAGCCTACAAATCTTCTGGTTGTTTTCAAAGAAGGGCAGATTGTTGAGGAAGAAGATTTTGTAAAAGCATTGTTTCAGTATGAGTTCCTTCAGGAATGGGCTGAGCTGTCACCGGAAGATACAACAAAACAGATTAAAAACGCTTTCAGGCACTATATCAGCAACGGAACTGCTAAGAAGGAATTCGGATTCTCTAATCCGCATGATACAAAGAGCATTCGTATGCTTTCAACCAGATTTGTAATTCAAGCAATCGGTCGTATTTGCAGAACAAGTCTGAAAAATAAAAATATATATGTGTTTGCTGATCGCCGGATTGCCGATAGCCTCGATGTTTCTGTGGCAGATAATCGAATTCTGAATAATGAGTTCGTGGCTCTACTCGACTGCGTACGCAAAAACGGGTATAGACCTCCTGAAATCCGTTCTCTTGAGCGCGAAGCAGCTCTCAAATCAAGCCGTGTCAACAAAGATATTCGCAACATGCTTGAAGAAGAATGGAATGACAAGCGTATTCAAAAATGGCAGACACTCCGCGAATTGGTGCTGAGACATCCGACTATGTCTGAAAAAGAAATCAAAGGCAGTTTCCCTTCGTGGAACTATTACATAAAGCTTCCGTCACCGGATAGTAAATACTATTACCATCAGGAAGAAGATTTCAATAATATCAGTATCAGTTTTACTGCCGATTATGATCATCAAAATGTCGTATCGGCGGCGGGAACGCGTTTAACTGAATTGATGTCGTTCCCGGACATCAAAGCTCTTTTTGAGTCCAAGGGATATGCCACAACCTTTGCTCCCAACGATTATATGATGTCTCCTCCGTTGTGGAACAACATCTACAAGGGAGCACTTGGCGAGGTCGTCGGTCAATATCTGTTCGACAAGGTCCTTCATAAAAAACTTGATGATATTACCGATCCGGATGTATTTGAACTGTTCGATTTCAAAGTCGGTGAATTGCCTGTTTATGTTGACTTCAAAAATTGGCGCGAGTCAACAGATTTTGACTGGAACAAAATGATCGACAAGATAGGAAAGAAAGCCGAAAAGTGTGGCTGTAAGTGCGTGATTATTGCAAATATTATTACTACCAACGAATACAGCATTCATTCAACCACCAAAGACGGCGTTGAAATTGTAGTGATTCCGACATTGCTGCAGTCGAGTCCGAAATGCGATTGCGCACAGGCATGGAGCAAGATTAAGGAGTGTATCGATAAGTATGCCGATTAAGACCAATCACCTGAAATATGAAATCGATTATAACCGTTTATCCGAGAAATACGATTTTTTCGACGTGAAAACGTCAAAAGAGTATATCAAAAACGGATCATACATTCTTGACGTTCCGGCTGTTTGCAATGGCGTTTGTTCCGTCTTGTTTACCCGAGGCAAGCATTTTTTCGTAATGATGGACTCAGCCGCCGACAATAGAACGGTCTTACATAATGCTCTGACTTCATGCGAAGACGGTAGTAGCATCAGCTTCTCTCCAGTTAAGGCATCGGATATAGAAGATGGTATGCTCTTGCAGCTCCTGCTGAATGGCATTGGAAATTCCACGAATTCAATACTGAAGTTCAACAATCTTACAGGCCACCTTTATTGCTTCCATCCGGAATGGATAAAACGAGGGAAAAAAGGCGGCGAGGATGTAATCTGGAAGGTGCCGTCAGTAGAAATAAGAATAACAAAAGACTGCAATTTGTTATTGAATGTCAGAACATTCACGTCTGAACTTCTGAAAAAACAAATTTCGTTCGGAAAAAGAAAATATACTGAGTATCCCAAATATACATTTTTCGGCAAGACAATTAAAAGGAAGTTGAAAGAAGACGATAGTCCGGCGTTCATTTTACGTCAGACTGATGGAGCAAAGACGGAAATTCCTTTTCTTGATATCCAAAACATTGAGAAGTTTTCCCAATCCAAAATGGGTGTACTTGCTGAAATCGTAAACAAGTTTAATGAACGATACAATGATATGTGTCGGATATGGTTCGACGAAATCGAGGATTTCCAAAGTGTAGAACACAGCAAAAGAGATGACCGAATCTCTAATCAGGCGATAAATGCCTATTTGCATGCGAATACAATAAAGATTGTCGATAAAATATCGGATCAATACTCACAAGAATTCTGCAAACAGATTCAGGCATTGCTCGAAAAGAAATACGGAGTAAACGCGAATATCGGAAAAAGAGTCGATAAAGCTGCGCTTAACATTGTGCTTATTCACAATGTGTCATATTATATCGACGCACCCGATCCGCACAACGAAGACAACGGCGGCGCTGTTGTGCAGCACATAACATTTGAAGATTTTTCAGATAGTAGTGAATTTGCCCTTGATACAGTAATACACGAACTATTGATAAAAGAAGATCTAAAAAACAACCGTATTTCTCTATTTGATTGGTCAAGTCTTGGAATTGATGAAATATCCTTTGGAACCGCTGATGAAATCGATGACGTTACGCGCTATTTCTTTATGAAAATCCAAAAAGACGGCACCTTTGATATCACAGAGCAAGAGTTTGATCTTTTTAGCATGGATGAGTACAGCCAGTGCGTTCAAATCTATGAAGACGCCAAAACTGCCGGTGAAAATGTAAAAGGTATAATCAGGGATTTGGATGGAAACATCAATATCATTAAGGATACCGATTGGTTTACGATCCCCGAAATATTTGATATAAAGAGCGAACTTGCAGCAGGAAATACAAAACTTCGTGGACGCGAAAAACGCCAAGAATTATTATCTGCTGTCCTTGATATAAAAGCCTTCGATGAGAATGGAGAAAAACGCTATTTTGTGAACGACATCGGTGAGGGCATGCGTTGTACGGTTCGCCATGCGTCCAATATAAGGAAGATTGAAAAAGTGGGACAAGCAACGGATCTCTTTTCGCAGTTGCTTCCGCTTATGGATGTTACGTTCGTAAGGAATGGTCAATTAACTGTTATTCCGTTTCCTTTCAAATACTTAAGAGAGTACATTAGTAATTTGGAGAGTTAATATGAGTACCGGACAAAACATTGTGCTTGATGCAAAATATGTTGGAGATATTGTTGGGGACTATTATGTTCCATCATATCAAAGAGGTTATCGTTGGGGGCGTGATGAAGTAATACGCCTTTTGGATGATATTTTTGAAAATGGCGCAAACCCTTATTGTTTGCAGCCGATTGTTGTCAAATCAGTTGATGGACAATACGAATTGATAGACGGACAGCAACGTTTGACCACATTGTATTTGATATACAAATTTATGAATGAGAGAAGTGGCGGCTTTATTGAAGCGCCAAAGTTTTCTTTAAAGTATGAAACCAGAACCGAATCACAAGAGTTTTTGAAAGACATTGATTTCAATCAAAAGGAAAAATATATTGATTATTGGTTTATTTGTGAAGCGTACACAGCGATAAAAGAATGGTTTGAAACGAAACCCAAACTATCGGTTGCGATGACTGATATAAACAACTTTTTGACTAAATATGTTAGAATCATTTGGTATGAGGTAGAAGCTTCTGAAGATTCAATTGCACTATTCACGCGTCTAAATATTGGCAAAATTCCCCTAACCAGTTCCGAACTTGTCAAAGCTATGTTTTTGAGCAAAAATCTAAACAATGGCATAGATCAAGAAAAGCAAGAAGAAATAGCCCTACAATGGGATAATATTGAACGCGAACTTCATCAACAAGCGTTATGGTATTTCTTGACTAATTCAGAGCAAGAAAAGTATCCGACTCGAATTGACTTGATTTTAGATTTGATTTCAGGCAAAGAAGACCGGTGCCGTGAAAAATATTATACATTCTTTAAATTTGAAGATTTACGGAAAGGAAAGGAATTAAAAACGATTTGGAAGGACGATATCCAGAGAACGTTTTTAATTCTGAAAGATTGGTTCGAAAATCACGAATTATATCATAAAATTGGCTATTTAATTACATCTGGATATTCTCTTGTGGCATTGTATAATGCTTCTCAGGGAAAAACCAAAACAGAATTTATGGCTGATCTCAATCAGATGATACGAGATAGTATTGCTTTACGAGACGGCATGAATTATGGAGATTTGAGTTATGAAAAGCCATATGGCTATGATAAAATTTCCCAGTTGTTGCTTTTGTTTAACGTCGAGTCGGTAATGAGAAACGGCGAACAATCACAATGGTTTCCGTTTGGAAAGTTTAAAAGCCGCAAAACCAAAAATGTCTCTTGGAGCTTGGAACATATCCATGCACAGCAGTCTGAAGGGCTTGTAACACAGGCAGATTGGAAGGAGTGGATTAGATTACATATTCCTTCAATACAGGCTCTTATTCAAGAAGGGAAAATTACAAACGGTGTAACCTTAGTGGATAGAATGAATAGTGCTCTTGCCGATGAAAAACTGGAAAGAACAGTATTTGAAGACATCCAGAAGGACGTTGTATCTTATCTTTCACAGTCTGGAAGCGTCGAATATATGCACTCAATATCTAACTTGGCATTATTAAAAACCGACAATAATGCTGCATTAAACAATTCAACGTTCGATGTAAAAAGAAACAGCATAATTGAGTTAGACAAAAACGGAGAGTTCATTCCATATTGCACAAAAATGGTTTTTCTCAAGTATTACACTCCTTCTGAAGAAAATCAGTTGCATTTCTGGGGTGCAGCAGACAGAAAAAGCTATATAAATGAAATTAATACAGTTCTAAAAGATTATCTCCCCGCACCAATAATTCTCGAAAAGGAGGACAATTGATATGGCTGCAGAACTACATACGTTTTCGGATATATTTGGAACTGCTTTTCCCATCGGCGATGAAACCGTTGTGTTGAATAAGATTTCTATACCAATAATTCAACGTGATTATGCTCAAGGAAGAACGAGCCCGGACATCGAAAAAATAAGAAATAGATTTTTGGATTCATTGTACAAGGCTACGCCCGAGAATCCGATAACGCTTGATTTTGTGTACGGAGATATTGATGCCAGCGGTACAATGACTCCGCTTGACGGGCAGCAGAGGCTTACGACTCTCTTTTTGTTATATTGGTATGCGGCGAAGAAATGTTCAGTTTGTTCTCAAGATTATTCTTTTCTTTCGCAGTTTAGTTATGAAACGAGATATAGTGCCGCATATTTCTGCAATGATCTGATTTCGAAATATACGCCTTCTTTTTCCAAAAAGCTGTCAGATGAAATAATTGACCAATCGTGGTTCCCGTTGGAGTGGAAGAAAGATCCTACGGTCAGTTCAATGCTTGTTATGCTTGATGCCATAAATGTAAAGTTTTGCAACGAAAATGACTTATGGAATAAGCTAAAACAAGGCGCAATTTCGTTCTATTTTCTCCCGATAAAAGATATGGGGTTAACGGACGAATTGTATATTAAAATGAACTCGCGTGGAAAACCTCTAACACAATTTGAACATTTCAAGGCTGAACTTGAAAGCGAAATCAAAAAAACAGATGAGAATGCTGGAACGCGGATTTCTGCAAAAATTGATCGCGAATGGACGGATCTTTTGTGGGATTATCGTGATGAGAATCACTTAATAGACGATGGTTTTCTTCATTATTTTCGCTTTATCTGCGATGTGATCTGTTACAAAAACAATGGTACAACAATGGGAAGAACTCTTGATGAGTTTGATCTCATTAATACATATTTTTCCCCCACTGTTAATAATGTTGCGGATAATATTAGTCTGCTTGAAGAGTATTTTGACTGCTGGAAAAACACATATCCTCAAACGCCAAAAGAAATGCAGAGTGATTATATCTCCAATGTTCATTGCCCGGGAAAGATAAAGATTGACGGCAACATTGATCTGTTCGAAGAATGCGTAAGACATAATACTCAGTCGAATACGCGAATCAGGCCATTTCCATTACCGAAGTTTGTACTGTTGTATGCCGTTATTCAGTATCTAAAGAACAAGAATGCTGTTAATTCTAATGATTTTAGTCGACGTCTGAGAGTAATCAACAATTTAGTATTGAATTCCGAAGACCAATTGACCGAAAGAAGTGATAATAACAGATTGCCGGCTATATTAAAGCAAGTAGAAAATATAGTAGTTCGCGGAAACATCGACACAGCAATAAATAACACGTTTAATCCCGGTCAGATTGATGAAGAAAACAGAAAACTGGTCTGGACTGCAAACAATACAACTTTAGCAGAATCCTTATTTGAACTTGAGGATCACGAGTTGCTGTTTGGTCAAATCGATATCGTGGGATTAGATGATCCGTCTCTGTTTCAACGGTTTATTCAACTTTTCTCATGCAATTGGGATCTCGTTGATTGTGCATTAATGACGGTTGGCAATTATGCGAGAGTATATCGAGAATGGAGATTTCAGCTTGGGACCAAAACCAAACTTGTAAAAGAAGCATGGCGTCTCCTATTTCATAGAAGTGCTGATAAGGGATTTGACAATACTCATAATGTATTGACGACTCTATTATCTCAAAAAACAGCGTTTAATGATTCTGTCCTTCAAGAAATCATATCTGAGTATTTGATGCATAGCGAGAATGACCGTCTTTTCACTTGGAGATATTACTACATAAAATACCCAGTCTTCAGACCCGGGTATTATGGAAAGTACTCACGGCTTGATACAAACAACAACGAATATGAATACCTTGTAATGACCACGAACTCTAAATGGTCTGAAAACACATATCAACCCTTCCTGAAAGCTATTGATTCAGATCATCTTGACAGGGACGACTTTGGAAGAACAATTATCAGAAACGGCAAGCGTGTGGAAAACAAAAAAGATTGCTTCGTAGTGTCTGATATAGCAACGAAAAATATTGTTCAAACAATACAGATCACTCAAAATCAAGATGGCATTGATACGGAAGATAGAATACAGAAAATGAAGCAAGTATACTCTTCGCTGTTTTAATTGTGGAAGTATGATTATAAAACTGAACGATGAAAGGAAGGTGTGTTCAGTGAACAATAGTCAGGAATACATATTTGCTCTCGTTCGTTTTATGGAAAACGCAAAGCAGTATGCTTATTTATCGAATGACTCACGCATAAAAAAGGATGACGTTGTATTGGTTTCGACACCGAAGGGAGACAATCTCGGTATCGTGGAAGATGTAATCAGATGCGATGAAAAGCCCGCACCATATCCTCCGGAAAAAGCAAAAGCCATTTCAAGAATCGTTGGGCACAAATTACGAGTTAATTGGAAACCGGAAAAACCTTCTTTATTTGTCTCGAACAGTACAGATCAAGCTGGAAAACCGGCATGCTGGATACAAAGAAAGCATCTGTTTACAAGCGACGAGTATGAATGTTCGTATTGCAAGTACTGCTTTGATAGGTCTTTCCCTATATGTCCAAACTGCCATAAACACATGACGGGTAAGCCGATGAATCAAACAAGTAAACGCGCAGAAAAAACTGCGGCGTGGATTGAGGAAGAGCATCTGTTTGGTGAAAAGACATATAAGTGCTCAAACTGTAGCACTCGATCTGGCCAAGCACTGCTTAACTGTCCGAAATGCAAAGCCCAAATGACCAAAACTAAATACGATCCCGTGTGGGTTGATGAAATGGCCTTCTATGATGGTGATTTCTAATCCCGGACAATGAAGGAAAATGTGGTGTCGGTTCTGACCGACACCATTTTTCGTCCAAAGCATTGACAAAAGCGCCGCGCCGCAGTATAATAATGGCGCAAACGGAAAATGATTTTCCGTTTAGAAAAAGATTCATCCGGAGGTGCATCATGAGACATAAGAATCCGGCCAAAATGCAGGAGATTGTAGATGCAATTGAATACTTCAAACTGAAAGAAGGAATCGAGCCGACGCTCGACCAGATTGCGGCAGATACCGGTCTTTCAAGGACGAGAGTTCATGCTTACCTTCAGGAGATGAACGAAAAGGGGATCATCTCATATGGCAGACGGCACATGGATACGCCGAAGACGGAGATGATTTCCGATGACATCAACACGGCAGCCATTGTCGGATCAGTCAAATGCGGCGATCCGACGCTCGAGGAAGCGGACGTTCTGGAATATGTTCGTCTTCCCGCATCAATATTCGGCAACAAAGAATCATATATTCTCCGCGCACGTGGAGACTCAATGATAGATGCCGGAATCGACGAAGGTGACTATGTTGTCGTCGAGAACCGGCAGAACGCGGAAAAAGAGGATATAGTCGTTGCCCTTGACGAAGAAGGAGCCAATACTCTGAAACGCTTCAAGGGGATCGAGAAAAAAACAGGAGAAGCAATTCTCGCATTCGAGAACCAAGAAACATATCCCGGAAAGACCTTGAAAATGGACAAGATGCGAATTCAGGGTGTTGCGAGGTTCGTCATAAAGAAGCTTTGATTAAGCAAGGGCCATGAATAAGACGTATGTTGATGTCGAGTGCATAACACTCAAAGGCGGTTTTGTCAGACCGACCGCAATACACTGGAAGGACGGCAGGTGCTGGAAGATCAGGCAAGTGCTTCACATGAGTACGTGCGCTGATGATGAATATGAAGGAATTCGCTACACGATCTTAATTGATAGTGCGGAGAAGTTTTTATACAGAGATGGGTCAAAGTGGTATGTTGTACCCGTCTGAAAGGAGTAAAATAATTGAACGTATGGTTAACCAATACAGAGTCAGACGAGCTCGGCGAAGCGTATATTCGTGATTATTACGATAAGTTCCCAAGCAATTCGCTTTGTGTGGACATCGAAGGTTTCGCCAAAGATTATCTGAAACTCGATATCGTATACGAAAGCATTGTCGAAGACGATAAAGACAAAATTGGTTTCCTTGCTGATGGCGTTGAGCCACTGAAGATCAGCAGAAACGGAAAGAAGGAATCCGTCGTCTTCAAAAAAAACACAATAGTAATTGACGAGTTCCTGCTCAATGAGAGCGAGAGCGGACGGAAAAGATTCACGATAGCACATGAGGTTGCGCACTATCTTCTTCGAATGAAATTCCCGGCAAATAATGTGGCCCAGTATCATCGAGAGTTTGACTCAGAGAAAAAGTATTCAGGGCCGGAACTCGGGAATCTGCTGAGCTTTTCTGAAAACCGAGCGGATCGACTCGCGGCGGCACTGCTTATGCCTCATTTCAACATGAAAAAGGCCTTGGACAAATATGCCGGTGGTGAGCATTTCACTATTTATGGAAGCTCACTGATGTCGACCGAAGATCGCTTCAGACTCAAGGTCATGGCAGATGGTGTGGGTGTTTCCTGCACGGCAATGGAAATCCGCCTGAACGAAATGGGTCTGGTCGATAAGAAAACGATGGCAGACTACATCGCACAGGACTATCAGGATGGAGATTTCTCCGATGAAGATATACCGTACGACAGACGGTATGGAGAACTCACTCCTGAACAGGCATATCTGATCCACCGCTCCAGACGCGAAGCGGAAAGAATGGAGAAACGAGAGGTTAAATGCCCGGCCTGCGGATTCAGAATGACTGAGGCTGGAAGCGACAGTCGCGGACACACGACTTTAAAGTGTCAGAAATGCAAATTTCAGGAGCCGCTGAATCTTGCGTACTTCAGGACAATGAAGAACGCGAAAGGAACCCCCGACGCTGAAATTCCTAAGCCCAAAAGAAAAAGGCAATCGAGGTGAATTATCTTCGTGGAACATAATATTGATGATACGTGGAGCAAACTCTCCCCTGAAGAAAAGAAACGGCAACTCTATGAGAAGCAGAAACACACCCTCGATCTTTTCCTCCAGCGTAATGCAATCACCAAGGCTCAGTACGATAAGAGCCTCGGTGATTTGACTGAGAAGATGGGCTACGGAAAAGAAAAAACCAACTGATTACCGGCACCAACGGATAATCAAAAACAAAACTGAATATTAGTCAGTACGACTTTTAACCATGCAAGCGAAGCAGGATCTCGAAAGAGACTGAAAAGCTATCAAGCGCTGTACGAAGCCGGATTGAGTACAAATAAGGCATAGCTATAACTATAGCATAGTAATGCCCGTACTCTTTCCGATTTTGTGCAGCGCTTTTTCTTTGCCCTTTTCGCTTCGTACGGTTACTTGAAGTCCTTTCCCGGCTTTCGCTTGGGAAAGGACTTTTATGTTTTATAAGTGGCTTTGCTACATAGATGAATATCCGTAATCTCCGATTTTTTGAATTCAACCAAAAACTCAAAAAATCACGAAATGGAGATTACGAATAATGAAAAGATATTTTGTTTGGAAAGATGCAAACTGCAACGGAAAGAACGTTGAATGGAAAGAAATTACCGGCACCGAATTCTATGCTTTGAAAAGAGCGGAGCCGCATCGCAGATTTATTCTCTGGAAGAATGAGGACGATCCCATGGATGACGGGATGCTCTACGAAGCAACAGAAGAAAATTATAAAGAGTGGGACAGGGAGCGCAAACGCAAGGAACGCGAAGACAAGTATGTGGAAGAACACTTTACTGTTTTCTCAATTGACGATCCTGTTGGAACCGATGACGAAGAAGGCTTGACATGGGCAGATATTATCCCGGATACAAGGGACGAAGATGAGGAACTCGAGAGACAGGAAGAAGAAAGACGGTCTGTTCTGGTTTCCAAAATGTTGGCTGAAATCGAGAAGTTGCCGGAAGATGATAAAAATCTCATCTTTGCGATGTTCCTAAATCCCGAAAAAAATATGTCTGAAAAAGAGTATGCCGAGTCGCTTGGCATCTCTCAGCAGAACGTAAACAAAAGAAAATTGAAAATTTTCAAGAAAATTCGTGCGGCGATGGGTGTAAAAAAATAATTTCTGTCCAGTAGGAAGTAGAGGGGTAAATAAAACTCCTCGACGCTCCTTGACAACTGAATACACCCTTCAACAGATACGTTGCCGTTATTGTCCGGTCAGAAAACCGACAAGTAACAGCCCAAAGCTCGGCCCCCTCAGACGGGGCTCTGCTCGTTGGGAAAATCCCGGAACAGCTCTCCGGGAGAGCGAGGACAGATAACGGTCACAATGATACTTGCGTAGCCGCGAGGAACGGCGCGCCCGGCGGAGTACCCGGCGGTGGTGAGAGTCCAATGAGAGCAGTTAGCTGATGCTCGTCTGTTGAAAGCCCTGTGCCGGGGTAATCGGAAAAATGCGGCACAGCAAAACGACAACCGGGACGGCGGTTCGCCGCCGTCCCACACGTACATAGCAAAAGAAAAGAGGACAAAGCATGGACGAATTTGAACGCTATCTGAAAGCATATTGCAACGGAGAAGAAAATGCTGTCAAAAGTCCGGTTCTTGAAAGTGTCTTTAACTGCAAAGGCAGCGAAATCAGAAAGATGGTCAATGACTGCAGATGCAGAGGCGTCCCCGTCTGCTCCGGCCCGACCGGATACTACTATTCGACGGAGAAGTCAGACATCAACAAAACCGTGGCAAACCTGACAGGAAGAATTAAAAAAATCGAAGCGGCCCTGAACGGACTGCTCGGAAAGCAACCGACATAACGAAAGGAAAGGATACTTAATCATGGATAAGGAAAGAAAGAAACTGTACGACTGGTACCGCGAAAACGGAATGACCGAGGAACAAATCAAGGCAATCAAAGAGTTTGACGATAAGGCTGAGAAAAGCGACAAAGAATACTACGCTCATACCGTACCGCTCGCGGAACTCACTAAAGCTGAAAGAAAAACCAATCATTAATCCGGAGGAAAGCATAATGGAAGAAGAAAAAATCATCAAGATCGACAAGGAATACGCAAACGGCTCAAACCGTCAGAATATGCCCATCTTCAAGGGCGATGTCTTTTTCGCGGATCTCAATCCCGTCGTCGGATTTGAAACCGGTGGAGTCAGACCCGTTGTGGTCATTCAGAACAACATCGGAAACAGATACAGCCCGACAATCGTGGCCGCTATCACGAGCAATTCCAACAAGAAGGATATGCCGACACACGTCCGCGTGGAAGCCGCAGAGAGCGGCCTGTTGCCCGGCTCTGTGGTAATGCTGGAACAGATCAGAACCATCGACAAAACCCGCCTTGGCCGCCTTGTGGGCCACCTTGACGAAGAAACAATGAAACGCATCGAACAGGCCGCAGAGTGCAGCCTCGGAATCAAAGCCTAACTTACAGGAGGATATAGAAAATGTTTTACAAGAATCTCGTACACGAACTTCGCTTCAAAAAATTCGTAAACGGCAACAATTACAAAATGCACGGTGACTACCTCGCCGCGATCTACCTTGTCTCAGCTAACGATGAAACGTGGAAGCGCATGGCAGATGCCATCAGCGGCAGATACATCGACTTCACGAGAGTCAAGCTCGCCGAGATTACGAGCTACGGATATCTGCTTATCAAAACTGCGCAGGACATTTATACTGGCACGTTTCATCTCGACTTCCAGACGCTCTGCGATCCCTACGTTGTTTCCAACAAGTCCTTTGAGATGATTATTACGGCAATGCGAATTGCCCGCGAAGGACTCGAGTACACCGGGATCGAGAAGAAATACAACTGAAAAAGGAGTAAATGATGCCGAAAGAAAAGAGTAACGGAAACATCAATTACCTCAGAATCGTGGATGTACTGAGACGGCTTTTGAACAGCGGCCTCATTACAAAAAGCGAGTACAGCAAAGCTAAAGACTACTACCGGAAGATGACCGGAGCGGATATTGCGGTCTGTTGAAAAGTTTTCTGAAAGTTTTCTGTAAAAGTCGAAAAATCTTCCGATTCTCGCTGGACTTTCAAAGATTTATGGTTATTCTTGTGTGTTGAAAAAAACGAAAGGAGTTTGACCGGATGGCTGAAGTAACCTTAATCAACCGAAACACGATGCAATCCTCGGAGCCGCTTCGTGTCTGCGCTTACTGCCGTGTATCGAGAAGCACCGCCGATCAGCTCAATTCCTACGCGAGACAGATTCACGTCTACACACAAATGATCCAAAATCACAGTGACTGGACGATGGTCGAGATCTTCGCAGACGAAGGAATCACCGGAACGAGTGCATACAAGCGACCGGAATTCCAGAGAATGATCCGGATGTGCGAAATGCATCAAATCGACCTGATTATCACGAAGTCGGTATCGAGATTCGGAAGAAACGTCAAGGAAACGCTCGAGTTTGTCAGGAAACTGAAAATCCTCGGCGTAGCGGTACAGTTTGAAAAGGAAGGAATCAACACGCTCTCCATGGGCGATGAGATGCTCCTGAACACCTTCGCCGCTATCGCCGAGGAAGAATCCGTTGAGATCGCCATCAGACTAAGAAACGCTAACAAAAAGCGTATGGCTGATGGCGATTTTATTGATGGTAACGCCCCTTACGGGTTCAGACTGGTGGATAGAAAACTGGTCGAATACGAACCGGAAGCCAATGTAGTACGTGCGATCTTCTCAGCTTACCTCGACGGTATGTCCACCTTCGAGATTGCCAAAGACCTGAATCGTCAGGGCATCCCAAGTAAGGAAAACACACTCTGGCAAGCGACCGCAATCAAGTACATCCTGAAAAACGAAAAGTACAAGGGTGATTTCCTCTGCCAGAAGACATACCACACTGATGTCCTGCCATTCAGACAGCGCAGGAACCACGGCGAAGAAGATCAGTTCTACGTCGAGGGAGCGCACGATCCGATAGTCGATCCCGAAACCTTCGACAGGGCTAACGAACTACTGACAGCACGTCGCGAAAAGATCAAGACGGACGCGGAGCCGCAGACATACCTCTTCACCGGCATGATTCGGTGCAGTGAATGCGGTGCGGCCTATAACCGAAAGAAATCCAATGGCGGCATCTACTGGGTTTGCGTCAGACACCTCGAAGCCCGGGAATTGTGTGACAGTCACTATATCCGAGAAGAACGGATACAGGAAGCATTCACGGTCATGGTAAACAGACTCCGGTTCGCCGAAAGCAGAATCCTGAAGACGATGATTCGGAGCCTTGAAAACGCAATCGATACCGTGCGGCGAAACAACGAAGAAGCATACAACCTGAGCGTGCAGATCTCGGATATCAACTCCAAATTGCTGATGCTCGAGCAACTGAACAGCAAGGGCTATCTTGCAGCCGAGATTTACCACGCACAGGCACAGGAACTCACGAACCAACTCGCCAAGCTGAAAGAAAGCAGAACCCAATCACTTGGCACTGCGCTGACAGATAAGCTCAAAGGGGTGAGTGAGGTCTGCGATGTAATTGACGGCATTGAAAAGCCGCTTGAAACATTCAATCCCGAACTGTTCACGGCAATCGTTGAGCATATGGAAATAGACAGAAAGGATACGGTGACCTTCACGCTTCACGGCGGGATGAGATTTACCGAGGTGCTGTAAGATGAAGAACAGATACATACCTTACGGATACACGATACGAAACGGAAAACTTGTGATTGAAAAAGGCGAGGCTGAAATCATCAGACAGATCTACGAACAGTACATCGCCGGGGCATCGCTCAAAGAAATCGCAGAACAACTGACCAAGCGTCAGGTGCCTTACTCCGAAAAAACTGCGGACTGGGGCAAGGCGAGAGTAGCCCGGATCATCGGAAATACGAAGTACCTTGGAACAGACGAATATGACAAGATCATCGATGACAGCCTCTTCGAGGATGCCAGACTGACAAAGAGCGACCGGAAAACGGGATTTGTTCCGACCGGACTTGATGCGGAAATATCGGTGATCAAGCCCCACGTCTTCTGCTCCGCTTGCGGATATCGGATGACGCGCAAGGGTGACAAACGGCTGAAAATAAAAGCCGAATGGACTTGCACGAACCCGGAATGCCAAGCGAAAGTGAAGATCAACGATGAGGATCTCATGGAAAAGGTTATCGCCATCATCCACCGGGTAAAGGAAAATGAGAAACTTCTGGACATGCCGCCGATAAGCATCAAGCCCACGGCAAGACAAGAAGAACTCGAACGGATGCTGGCGGCTGAACTTGAAAAAACGGCTCCGGATGAGGATGTGGTGATGAACATCATCGCCGAAATTGCAAACGACCAGTACGTCAACACCAATGCGGAAGCTGTCAATAGAACAGCAGACATAAAGAACAGAATCCGCCGAATCGAAATCCGGGAAGGATTTCAAAAGGAACTGTTTGAAGCAATCGTGCAGAATATCACGCTCGGCACCGCCGGGGTCGAAATTATAATGCGAAACAACATAAAGATAGGAGAAAAAAATGGAAGTCAAGGTCATCCCGAAGAAGACGGTAACGGTCATACCACCGAAAAATAAGTTCTACGTCGACAAGGAAAAATACAATCAGAAAAGAGTTGCAGCGTACTGCCGCGTTTCCACGGATTCCGAGGAACAGCTGACAAGCTACAACACGCAGAAAAAAGTCTATACCGAGATGATCCTCTCAAACAAGGAATGGACGCTTGCGGACATTTATGCGGACGAGGGCATCAGCGGCACTCAGGCCAAGAAGCGTGATGAATTCAACCGAATGATCAAGGACTGCCTCGACGGAAAAATCGACTACATCATAACCAAGTCGGTCTCCAGATTCGCACGAAACACGGTCGAATGCCTTGATTACGTCAGAATGCTGAAAGCAAGGGGCATCGGAATCATCTTCGAGGAACAGAACATCGATACGCTGAAAACAGACAGCGAACTATATCTGGTCATCTACGCCGGATTCGCGCAATCAGAATCAGAAAGTATCTCCAAGAACATCACATGGGCTGTCCGCAAGAACTTCGAGGATGGTATTGTCAGATACAACTACAAGAGAATGGTCGGCTACAAAAAAGGAGCGGACGGAAAACCTGAAATAATACCTGAAGAAGCAGAGATTATCAAAGAAATCTTCTCCGCATTTATCAGCGGGAAAACAGTTCGCGAAATCTGCGATCAACTCCTGAAAGAGGGCATTCAGACCAAATGCGGGAAGCAGATTTGGAAACCGGCAACAATCCTCGGTATCCTTCGGAATGAAAAGTACTGCGGCGATGCGATCCTTCAGAAAACTGTTACGGTTGACTGCATCAGCAAAAAGAAAAAGAAGAACACCGGCGATGCTCCAATGTACTATGTTCACAACGCTCATGCGCCAATTATCAGCAGAGAGGACTTCAACAAAGCTCAGGAAAAACTGGTTAGCCGAAGCGCAATACAACCAGCATCTGCAAAAAGCATGACGGCTCAGGGGCGGTACTCACGATACGCACTCACCGATGTGCTGAAATGCGGAGAATGCGGAACAAGATACAGACGGTGTTCGTGGAATATACGCGGTGTCAAGAAGATTGTGTGGCGCTGTGTAAACCGTCTTGAGAACGGAAAGACCTACTGCAAGAACAGTCCCACGCTTGAAGAAACGGCTCTCCATGAAGCGATTGTGCGAGCAGTGAACAAACTGAATTCGGGCGATAGCGAAACCTATAAGTCGCTAATGAAGGTTTCACTTAATGAAGCACTTGGATTGAACGGCGGGACAGAAGAAATCGACCTTCTTACAAGACGCATCGAAGCATTGAATACCAAAATGCTTGGTATGATAAACGAGAGCGTCTCCTCCGGAAAAGGAATGGAGGACAGTGAGGGAGAATTCAAAGAACTGTCCGACGAGATCAAACAACTGAACTCGAGAATAGATGCTATCAAAGCGGCTATGGAAGCAGACAGCACTGCTTGCGACCGTATGAAAGAAATCGCCAGACAGGTTGATGAGATGCAGGATGGAATTACAGAATATGACGATGGAATCGTCCGGCAAATGATCGAATGCATCAAAGTGTACGGCGACGGCAGACTCGAGGTTATCTTCGGAGGTGGTTATATGATTGAGGAACGCATCTGAAAAGAGGTTTGGACCAAAATGTAGGCCAAACCAAAATATAGACGAAACCTTATGAAAACGTATACGGCAGATAGAAATAAGCATTGTACAGCGGGACTGTACAATGCTGAAGTTCAGGCTTCTTCCTGATCAAAATTGATCTGCTGTTCGGAGAGCACGACTTCGTCCGGGAAGGTCTCCTCGGTTTCTGACAGGTCTTGCGGAACGGTACGTTCGTACAGACGGCCGATCTTCAAAGGAGCCTTGCACCGTAAGTTATAAGCATTCAGCATTGCTTCTGCAAAACCGATAGAACCGGGACGGCGGTCGCGGGCGTTACGTGATAACTGTTTGACCGAAAGCCCGCCCACCTTCTCCTTGAAGATTTCATCATGAAGTGCTTCACCGTATGATACCACAAGACGTGCAACACCGTTGAGGATGTTTCCAGAGAAGGAATTCCGGTCACCTTCCCAAGCGCCGACACAGAGCCGCAGTGTTCTGTCGAGTGTATGGTAACCGTACTTTTCGTAAATGTTTTCGAGTGCGGATATGGCACAGATCACGCCGACATTCTTGGTGGAACCCAAAGTCAGATCGTAGGACTCGACAAGATCACGAATGATGAGTTGCTCATCGTTACCGGCTTCGATGTTCGCCATGAATACCTCATACGGACTAAGCGGTTTCACGAACTTCATCTGGTTTGCAAAAATATCTGCCTCGTGTTCATACTCGAGATCATCGTAGATCATGCACCAGACAGGAGTCTCGCGGGAGCCGGAGACAAGCGCAATTATCTCAATGGTATGCTGACCGTTGAAAACGTAATTAATTCCGTTGCGGCGGCTCACCTTAACCGGATTGATCTGAAAAAGATCAAAATTCGCGGCGGCTCGGTTGATATGTTTGATAGAGAGGCTTCTCTGATAATCCTGATTCGACACAAGATTTTTTATAGGGATTTTTTCAAAATGAACATTCGGTACGAACTCGTTATAATCCACTTCCATAATCGTTCTCCTTGCTGATGCATGACAGGATGGATTCCACGGATTGTATCAGATCATTAAGAGTGTCCTTGAGCTTATCACGGGCTCCGTCGGATATCTTATCAAGATCTGTGGAATTCATAGCCCTGTTGATGGAACTTGTCCACGAAGGAATCGTGAGTGTAAGCCCGGTTACTTCGGCATCCGGGTCATACTGGGGCATGTCCTTAACGGTAGGCCCATTCAACTGTTCAGCGCGGTGTTGCTCAGCTTGTTCCTGAATCTCGCGTCGGGATCGGCTGAACCTGACGAAAGGAAGTCCTTGAGAGTCCATCTTGCGGCTAATCTTTCTGACCTCCCCCGCAGGGAGGTGCGACAGTTCAACAACATTCTCGTGCGAGATCTTGTACTTGCCGGAAAGAATTTTCGGTGCGAGTGTGGCATCTTTACTGCCAATCGCATCGATGGCCTTGGAATAAATGGCATACTTCTGAACGGTTCCGTGCGAGAGATGATACTCTTCGCCAAGCTTCGTTGATGTTTTATGTCCCTGCGTCTGGGCAATCATTTCTGCACGCGACAGTTTATGCTCCGGTACAGGAGGGCTGTACTGGTTAACTCCGCTGGCATTGCGTCTGGTGTTTATGACCTTCTCAACCTCGTAACGCTTTCCAATCAGATACTTGCGCGTCTCCTCCGAGATATTGCGCCGACCGAGCTGATTCGAGCATATCCACGAGATGACATCTTCGCGGCTGTCAAATTCGCGTTCGACATAGGTGAACGGAACCTCGAACTTGTGACAGATCTCGTATCTGTTATGTCCGTCGATGATTGTACCGCGCCATGTGACAAGCGGCTCTCGGCAGCCATCATGTATGATGTTCGAGGCAAGCTGTTCATATTCGGCACGGAGCAACGGACGAATAAGGCTTTTGAAGCCAGAATCAATCTTTAGCTTATACAGCGATTTTTCCATCATCACACCTCACTGTGGTCAACACGTTGAAGTGTGTTCAACGGAAAGAAAGCGAGTCGTTCGGATTCTACGATACTTCCGGTAAGACGGTAAGTTACGTTGCTGTCCAGTTCGGAGAAAACGTCCTGAATTCGGGCAAGAAAGCAACTGCTGTAGAGTTCCACGGAATTGTCCGGCCCGACCGTAGCCGTGCTGAGCTTAAAAGACATAGGCTCGGATTTATCCAGACACTTGAAAGCAATGGTTTTTGTGTCCGGGTTAAATAAGAGCTGAATGTAGTTCGGATCGCCGAGACGATGAAGCGTTTCCTTGTGAAATCTGATTCGATTCTTCTTAAGATCGAGTGAAATAATGACGTCATTCATGTGACCTGCCTCCTTCGTTAATCATTATAGGAATGTTGAATGACTCCTCTTTGGTACCTTGATTGTCGCTGACAGGCTCGTCCTGTGCCTCCGGTACTTCTGCAGATTTTGATTTATCACGAACCGTGAGAACGGCGTAGCCTTCAAAGGTATTGATTTTCAGGGACTTCTGATGTTCCTCGAACGGAAGACCGAACTGGCCCTCCCAACCGGCAGGAAACACGGCGTGGCGCGATGTCTTGACATTGCCTTCATCGTCTGCCTGACGGTAGAATACCTCGACGGAAGTCAGGTCAAATACGAAAAGAAGATCGCCCTTGGCACGGACCAGTTTACCGGTCAACTTATAGCGATGCTCCGGATTCCAGTTCATAAGGTTCATAATCAGAGCGAACAGGACGCGGCAAGTGATCTGCTTTGGTTTACGCTTCTCGCCTTTACCGGCCCACGGAAAACTGTCACGGTCTGATTCCTCACATGGTCTGATTGCAAGAATCTTCGTGTCGCTGTTTACAAGCATCTGCACGAATTCCACATCCGGAAGCTTGTTGACACAGACCTGATTTACATAGACCTTGAAATTTGAGAAAGTGATAGACGGCTCCTGTATATGCGCAAAGAACTCGCGTCGGACAACCTGATAGCCGTCGTAGCTGAAGTTATCCAGTTGCTCGATTTCTTCAGGCGGCTTGGGTTCAACAGTCGCATCGACCGGAGAACTGTCAGCATCGGAATTCAACTCACTGAGCATACTTGCCAGCAAGTCATTCCCATTGTCAAATTCATTCATGAGAATCCTCCTTATTCATTCCGGAATTGATTTCTCCGGTGATGTATGTTTTAAGCGCATCCGGCTCCGTTACCGAAAGCGGTGGAACGTCAGTGGGAAAGGGAGTGCCACTTGAATGAGCATCCCACTGCTCGGGAGGCTGACCGTCGAGCTGATGTGAATAATAATCGTATCCGAAGGTCCGCGCCCACGACTCGGGGATTGCCTTGATGCGCTTGCCGGAAACCAAAAGCGGCTTACCATCATCGGATGCGCTGGCACGTGAGTCATTATCCATAAGAGAAAACTGGTCAACCGGGCCGTTCATCATCTCCGGATAGATAAACACTTCCGGTTCTGTCATATCAAAGATCAGAACGGACTCGCCATCCTTTTCCTGAAGGACACCGGTAGCACGGTATTTGCAGGACTCGTTCCACTCCATGATATCAAAAAGTGTACCGATGAAAGCAGCGCCCGAAATATCCTTGGAATAAAGAACACCGTCATCAAGTTTTGCCCAGATTACAGCATTGCGATTCTCCTTGGTAGTCGGACGAACGGCCAGACGCTTCTCGTCCGGGTGAATAAGCAGTTCGACATACTGCGTCTTCGGGAATTTCCGTACGCTCGATGTGTTGAACTTCAACTTCTGATCTGCGAAAGAGACGGTCGGATGAATGGAATTATCAAAGAGTTCACCGCGAGCTACTACGAACCCGCGCATATCAAAGTCGCCTTCTTCTGCGGTATATTGTAGATCATCCTCGCTGATATCCTCGTCTTCATCGTAGACACTTTCGGAAGCCATCCGATAGTCATCTTCCTTGAAACCGGCCCATCGCGGATTGATCGTGACAAAGCCCTTCAGAACGCCGCTCTCGATAACGCGCAATTCCGGAAGAATGCCTTTCGCACCATACTTGGCATTATCCAAAAGACGCTGGACCGCGATGAAATCGTCGCGGGATATGATAGGATCGTGATGATCCTTGCGGCTGTACTGATTTCTTATACCGGTGTTTTTAACGGCTTTATGGTCGAGGTAGTTCGGTGTGACTGTCTTGCGGCTGATGATGTCGCCGCAATGACGTTCATTCCGAAGAACCTGACGGACCACGCTGGCAGTCCATGCCACCTTGTCGTGGTAATTCTTCCTGCCGAGAGCAACGAGGGTATCGGCAATCTGCTGACAGTTATAGCCGTATAAGTACATAAAAAACATAAGCCGGACGGTTGGAGCCTGTTCCTCGTTGATAATCAGCTTGCCGTCCTCATCATGAGTATAACCAAAGAGTTTGGGGGTGAGAAATATGCCATTAGAGAAGCGCATCTCATACGATGCATTCATGCTTCTGCTTTTGATATGGGACTCCTCCTGAGCCATGGTCGCCTGAAAAGCAAGTCCCATCTGCGAGTCCTCCTTGAGAGAGAAGATGGCCTCCATTTCAAAGAATACGCCGACAGGTGGTTTGAGAGCCGAAAGCTGACGAACCATTCCGATGCAGTCCATGATGTTTCTGGCAAAACGGGAAACCGACTTGGTGACAATCAGATCGATACGTCCGGCATTGCAATCGGCAATCATCTGATTGAAAGCGGCTCGATGCGTTACCGATGTGCCGCTGATACCTTCATCTGCGTATATCTTTACAAGAGTCCAGTTCGGATGACGTACAACGAATTCCTCGTAGTATTTCTTCTGCAACTCATACGAAGACGTCTGATTCGGATCGCCGGTCGATACGCGGACGTACACTGCCACACGCTGATGTGCGTCATTATCATAAAAATCGACTTGCGGCTTTCCGGGGATGCATTCAATCAGACCGGGATCAACGCCCTGATAACGTCTTCTGATCTTCGCCTTCTGCTCCTCTTTAGAAGCATGCTTTTCTGTGACTTTCATGTCTTCTTCCTCCTGTTCTGTAAAATCAAGTTACTCTCAAACTCAACTGAATCATGTGCAAGAAACAGACTGTCCGGTGCAAGGGAAAAGAGGTTCTGCTCCTCAAAGAAAACACCGACAGGCGGTTGAAGCGAAGCCAGAAAACGAACGCAAAGGTAAAGTTCGCCGATATCAAACGCAAAGGCATTTGCGATTAGAATTAGGTCAACTTTTCCGGCCTCGCAATCACTGACAAGCCGAATCCAAGATTCAAGATCTGACAAGCTCGCGGACTGCGGGGCTGTGTCGACATAATAATCGACGAACTCCCAGTTCTCATATCTCGAAAGCATTTCATCGTAATCGCTTTTGAGATTGCGAAGGTAGTCAGGCTGAAGGCAGTTCAGCTGATACTTCACATAGACCGCGACCTTGTAATGCTGAAGCGGATTCGGGAACCGTTTGTACAATGACTCGACTGAATAATCCTCAGTCGGACTATCACCCGAAATCGGTTCGGATTCGTTGACTTCTTTTTCCATATGCTTCTCACTCCTTTCACGGCGTCAGTAAAATTATACTTAGAAAACGATTTTATTGGAATATTCCATAGGTCAAGACCGCTGACTGCCAGTATATGAAACGAAAAAAAGTTGAGAAAATTTTGAAAATAACAGAGGAATAGATTGAATATAGCCGGTATTTCGGGTGGGAAAGGAGTAAAAATGGCCCTTAATTACATTCTCATCGGAAAGAAAATACGTGAGTTTCGGAAGATGCGGCAGATCTCTCAGTCGACACTTTCGGAAATGGCGGATCTCTCACCCGGCTATATAAGCTACATAGAGAACGGCAGTAAGATTCCGAGCCTTGATACAATCGTTCATATTGCAAATGCGCTCGAGATCACACCGGACGTACTGCTTGAAAGCGAACTCGTGAAGAAGGAAAGAACTATCGCCGCCGAATACGCGGAGATTATGGATAGCTGCACGATGCTTGAAAAGGAGATCGTTCTGGAATGCAGCCGGAACCTTGTGGAAGTGCTTAAGAAGAACAAAATCGTAAGCAAACTTCACTGA